ATCGGCCCCGTCTTCCGTGCTCTGCTTCTGGGGCTGAGACATCTCAAAGAACGACTTGATGGCACCGCTGATCTTCTCGGCAACACCGGCCAGCCGCTCCATGCTCTTGAGTGTGCCCATGTCGATCCCGTCCGCGAGGCCGCGGATGGCGTCGAGAGTCGTTCTCATGTTGCTGATCTGGTCGAACACGCTGACGGGTATCCACTGCTCTTTCTCGGGATCAATGATCTCCTGCTTGAGTGGAGCAAAGGCTTCCGCCGTGGACTTGATGGCGCCGACGATATCCGAGACGCTCTTGGAGAATGTGCCAAGGTCGGCCATGACCTTGGGGTCAATGTTCATCTCCTTGGAGAGATTGAGGATCGCGGTGACGGCCAGTTTGACGCTCTCGACCAAGGACGAGATCAGCCCCTCTGTGGGGGCGATGTACTCCTGAGTCTTGGAGAAGGCTTCCAGAGCGCCACCGATCAGGTTCATGACCGACCCGGCGTTGTCGGAGAAGTCCTTAGCCGCCTTGGTGAGTTCGCCCTTGATGTCCTTGGCCGCTTCTCCGACCTTGACAGTCAAAGAGGCAACAAGTGTCACGAGAGCATCCCAGAAGTCGTCACCCGGCATCTTCGGGAACTCGTCGGAAATCTTGGAGAAGGCATCGAGGGCTCCGCCAATCATGGTCATGACCTTACCGGCGGAGTCAGAGAAGACAACCGCTGCGGCCACGCCATCGGTCTTCAACTTTTTGGAAGACTTGGCGACCAGATCAACGAGCGTAGCGACGGAATTCGCGACTGCCCTTAGAGTAGTCTCCGGGGGACGCTTGAAGTCGGCCATCTTGCTGAAGGCATCGACAGCCGTGCCAATCATCGAGGCGACCTTCTGGCTCGCATCGCTGAACTCAGCGACTTCCTGAAGTTTCTTGGTACCAAAAGACTTAGTGATCTGGTAGGTGATCTTGTCAGCGAGCAGCATGGCCTCAGCGAGAGGCTTCATGCTCTTCTGAACCATGGCCTTAACGTCGAGCCCAGCAACCTTCTGGAGCGACTCTGCGAGGTCCGCAGCGCCCTTGGCGGTTTCCAGCGCCTTCTCAAGGGGAGACTGCTTCTTCTCGGCTGCTCCGCCGCCGCCGCCACCACCTGCGCCACTGACATCTTCGGGCGCGGAGGTAAAACCCATCAATTCAAGAAGATCGAGCGGCTTACCGGCAGTGGAACTTCCGAAGATCGACTGGGCGATGTTGGCGCCGAACATCCCTGCCACCTTGTCTCGCATCGCCTTGGCGGCTCCAGTCAGGACATCCTGCTTGGAGATCATGCCATTAGCAACGCTGAGCACCATGTTGGCGCCAGCGATCTGGAAGTTGGCGTTCCCGCTCGCCAACTGCTTGATCGCAAGGTAGAGTTGGGTCTTAGTAGCGGCATCAAGGTTCTTGTTGTTGCGGAAACCCTGAGCCAACTCGATAAGCATCCGGAACCCGGCCTGCTTCATCTTCGGATTGTTGCTAGTGATTAGGTTGTTGGCAGTTGCCAAAACATTTCTGAAGGCCGGGATTACCTTGTCGATATTCCCCGTCTTGAGGGCCTCGGCCAAGGCAATCATGGTGGCGTTGCCAGCCTGACGAACCTTCGGAATGTTCGACTCCATCATGCCAACGGCGCCGTCATAGAAGGCAGTAACAACAGGCCCGATCTCCGGAATAGAGTTCTTGGCACCATTGACCCAAGCCATGAGTGCCTTCTGGCCACCGCGCTGGGCCGCGATATTGCCCTTGCTGAAGAGCATGTCGATGGCGCCAGACACTATCGCCTCATTAGACTGAAGAGTCTCGGTTGCGATAGTCACATACGAAGTAGCCTGTTCCGCCGCCTTTTGAGGAACATCGGCAGCGGTCCACATGCGCTCCTGAGCGGCATGGAATTCGATTGCGGCCCTGTTAGTCTCCGCGACAAGGGCTTCGTCAAGTTGGTGATACTGCTGCTTCAACTGTTCGAACTGGTCGCCATACAGGAACGTCCCCAAACCGGCAGGAAGGGCGAACATGATCTGGCCGATCTGTTCCATACCCTTCTTGGTGGCTTCTTTCGCCGCCTCAAGTTGTTCCTTGGTAGCAGTCTTGACGAACTCCGTAGTCTTAGCCGTCAATTCTCTGGACTGAGCATCCAACTGGTCGTCTATTTGCTTCCAGATAACAACCGCGGCGACCGCCAAGGCGGCGGCGGCGGCTACGCCAAAACCACTTCCCCATACCGTCCCGGCCATTCTGCCAGCAGCAGCGCCAAGGCTACTGAGTTTGTTGAAAACCGGCTGCATGGCAGAGACGATCCCATTGGCCGCTGAGATGAACAGACTCTTGACCTTTTGAATTTCGGGAGCAACGGCCTGACCGATGGAAGCGAGAAGACCACCCTTCTTGCCGGTAGTGGCAAGCGCGGCTCCCAAAGTCTCTGTCTCAACGGTAGCACCGACGAGCCCGAGTTTAAGAGCATTGAGGCCATCGAGTAGGATCGACGGGATGGCGACATGGGCAATGAGTTTGAAGCCACCAGCAAGAAGCAGGGCAGCCCCGGATGCAGCCATCAAGACACCGATAAGGGCGGTCACGCTGACGACAACCGAAGCGAGTCCGGGGTTAGCCTTGAAAATGTCATCAAGCCAAACGGCGATGTCGCCAAGGACACCGGCCCACCCACGGAACGCCTCAACGGCGGCCGATCCGATGGTCATGATTAGGGGAGCGAACTTGTTTTGAAGTTCGCCAAGCATCGCATTGACGCTGTCTCCCATCAAGGCCCACTGATCTTGGAACCTCTGGCTGGCATCGTCCAGACCAGTGGACATGTCCAAGACGCCCTTGCCGAATTCCTGAATGCTCTTTGTGTTCTGGTCAACAAGAGGGGCAAGGGCTCGCCACTCGTTCTGAGTGGTGATGAGCGTCATCAGGGCCTGCTTCTCCTGCATCGTCAGGTTCTTCGTCAGGTCTGAAAGGATGTTCAAGAAACCCTGAATGCCGATGAACTGCCCCTTCGGGAAGATGGCCTCTTGGAAAGTACCGAGTTTCCCGGCCTTCTTCATGTACTCATCTAGGGCCTTCGTAGCAGCGGCAGTCGGCTCAGCAATCTTGGCAAACATCATTGCCAGAGCGCGACCAGCCATAGAGCCCTTGATGCCGACATTGCCGAGTTCGCTCAGGGTCTTCAGGACATCGTCAAGAGAAACACCGAAGCCAGCGGCGATTGGGCCAAGCATTTTGAGAGACTCAAGGAGGTCTGTAACCTCTGTCGCCGTGGCCATTGCGACATACTGGAGTTTCTCGGTCACTGCGTTTGCTGACTCTACGCCCAAGCCAAACTGAGACGTGATGCTGAAGACTCCCTTGAGGGCGGCTTCCAAGTTCATCTCGTTCATGGCAGCCATCTTCATAATCGGGATGGTCTGCCCCATCACGGCATTGAGTTCGTCTTGGGTTTTAACTGCCTGCCCGGTCGTAGATGCCCAGTAGTAGACGCCCTGTGCAATCTCCTGTGGATTGAACAGTTTCACTTCCTTGGCAGCGTCCTGAATACTGGAACCGAGTTCCTCAAACATCTTACTTTTATCGTCCATGATGGACAGCGCACCGGCTGCCCTTCTCATGGAGAAGTCAAAATCAGCGAATGTTGCAGAGGCTGCTTTCAGCGAACCGACGATGGCATCACCGGCCATCTTCAACTGGAAGCCAGCGATGGTCATGGCATACGCAGACCTGCGCGCCTGATCCATCTTGTCAACATTTTGCTCAAGAGAAGCACGAAGACGGCCAAAAACACCAATGCTGTTCTGCACGCTGCCTGACAACTGAGTAACAACGGGATTGGCGGCACGAGTTGTATTTGACCACATCTTCGTGGCAATATCGTATTGGGCAAAGCGCCCAGCGATCATGGTGACCGGGGTAACTGCCTGACTTACGGAATTCGACAGGGCGGCAGTAGTTCGCGTGGCGGCATCCGTAGAGTCTGTGTAATATCTAGTACCCCGCGCCTGCATGGCGATAGAGTCACCATATTTGCGAAGACCGATGGCTGCTTGTGAGGCGGCGTTGTTGTACTGGTAGAACTGGGTGCTGGCAGTCTTCTGGGCGGAGGCCATGTTGCCGGTCGCGGCGGCGGCGTTTTTGCTGGCGGCAGCGGTTCTGGCAAGAGTTGCTTCCACCTGCTGGGCAGTGTTCTCCAGACCCTTCATGGACCCAGCCTGAACCATCTGCCCCAGCGCTGTCTTGAGGGCATTGAGGGACTGGACGGCCTTCCCAGTGTTCACCGAGATATTGATTGTGAGGGTGCGGTTGCTGTCAGACATTTCAGTCCCAAGAGAAATAGGCCCGCCCATGCGCGATCACATAGGCGGGCCGTGGTGGGCTACTTAGACAGTTGCTTGATAGCCACGGCCCGCTCGGCTTCATTGAAACGAGCGAAAGCATCGACTAGAAAAGCAGGCTGGTCTAGAAGTCCACCGGAATAGGGAAGAACTGAGTACCCGGTAGGCATCGACGCATACCGAGTCTCTTCTTTACCTTTGCCAACTGGTACTGTTCTTGACAAAACCTGTCGAGTTCTGCATTGATCGTAGAGGCTCCATGCCTCGACAAGACGGGGGTGCCTCTTGACTATCGAGTCTACTCGGTACCCTTCCGCGAGCCTTTTGCCGAGTTCGAAGCATTTCCCGACTCGTCCTTAGACATCTGGAGAGACGAGAAATGCTCCATGACGACAGTGTCGATCCACGTAGCGGCGTCCCCCTCAAGGGCAAGGTAGTTCTCGATGTCGGCGGGAACGTCAAGCGACCAGCCGACGACAAGAGCGTTGAAGAGAGCCTCGGATGCCCCGATAGACGCGGCAAAGGTGACCTTCTCGGAAGCGATGTCGAGAGGCAGGGCGCTGAGGATGCTATTGAGTTCACGCTTCGACAGGTTGGCGCGCACCTCGACCCAGTCGCCGGACTCGTGGGTGATGCGCTTGGTTGCAGTGGTATCTGCGATACGAAGAAGACCCATGGAAGTCAGATACTCCTCTGATCTTGAGAGCCGGGGCCAGCATAGCCAGCCCCGGCCCAGTGTCTACTAGGTGAGGACAGCCTCGTTGGAAACGAGAGTCACCGTTGCGATGGTAGTGGCGGAGTTAGGCTTCAGGACCGTACACTCGACATCCTGAGACAGGTAGTCGCCAGCGTTGATCGGGAGCCCAACGGTCTTGTACTTCACGCGAGGAAGTTCGATCTTGAGAGACGACTTCTGGGTCGTGCCGCCAACGAGGATCGGACCCTCGGCATAGAGGGCGACTGCGAACTCGGTATCATTGAGCAAGCGGTCGTACTCTGTCGAGTCCTGAAAGTCCATCGTCATGGCAAGGCCGACCTCGCGGGCACCAAGCGCAACGCGCCGGTACGCACGGGAAGCCCGAAGGGTACCGATGTGCTCCACGTTGTTGTTCACGTTGAACGTCCAGTTGGAGACATCGGAGTTGGCCGAACCGCCAATGGTAACCGTCGCCGTGTTGAAGTGCAGCGGCGTGACCGAGTTGGCATGGTAGGTGGGCGTAGCGGCGGAGCCGGTGTACTTCACCCGGTCGATGCCGTCGAGGCCGAACGTGGCGGTGACGATCTCACCGAACGCAGCCTTGATCTCCATCGTGTTGACGCGGACGCCAGTGTACCGCATCATGAGGTAGCCCTGAGCACTCGTCTCAAAGGTGAACGTCGGGCTCGTGCCAGCGGGCGTGAACACATGCGTGTAGGCGCCGGTCACACCAGAGTAGGCGGAGGTGTTGACGGACGCGGCGAACGCGCTCTTCAGGAGGTAGCCCACATCCTCCGTGGTCAAGTCCATCTCAAGCGTGCCGGTGACCTGATAGGGCGCCGGAAGAGCGAGCGAGATGTCTCGGTTCCCCCTGATCTGCATCGGGGAGAGATAGTCGTTAGAGTCGGAGAAGTTGATCGAACGCGCTGCGAGGAACTTCGTCGGGGCGACAGCAGTTCCTTCAACGGACTCCTTCGCGTAACCGACATATCCAAGTGCGCCGATGCCAACATCAACAGCCATGGTGTTGTGATCCCTTTAGTCGAGTACCCTTGCGTACCCCTTGCGGATACGCAGCGTCGTCTTGGACGACTTGGTGATTACTGATCCGCGCGCTGAAGCGCGATACTGCGCGTCCCCCACTCGGACATTGATAACTCCGGTGAGGCCATCGAGCGATCTCTTGCTACGGCGGCGGAACCACCGTCCAAGTGCGAATGTGGCCTGAACTAGAGCGCGATCTCCACTGGCTTCGTCGGCATCTCTTTCGAAATAGTCACGAGCGTCGATGTGGAGCCCGATCTCTACCATCAGTTCCCGTCTGTCGGCCCCAGTCGTCTCGTCCTCTTCGGAGTCCATGACTGGGTCAACCGTAGCGCACGGGTAGAGGCTGGCGGGGATGATCCCCGGATCACCGAAGTACACAGCCTTGAGCGGCAGGGCTTCGGCAAATCCGCCTTCGGCAGCAGGCGTCTCCGCCAGTGCCTTGACCTCCTCAACGAGGCGATCAACTACATCTTCCAAGGCCCACCTACCTATGTGTTCTTGCTGGTGACCCAGCCATCAACCCACTCTTCGAAGGGCTTGGCCATGATGTCCATCTGCATGTTCTCAAATGGCCAGAATGGTCTAGCGGGAACCTTGTTTCCTGACATGGCGTTCGTCCAAGGATTGTTCAGGTAGACCTTCGATCCACTCATCGAAATCCAACCGGACTGGTTGCCAACAACTTTTGCTGCACCGATGCTGCTGCGTCTCTCGGAGGTAGAAGAACTCTTGAATGTCGTGGCAGAAGCCTTCAGGCCACCCTCAAAGTCCAAGATTGGATTGGACGAGCCCCTCTCCTGAGTCCGCCAGTATGATAGCGAGGCCCAAGGAGTCGAGGTAACGGCTCCTTCGGTGGAGAAGATTTCCCCAACGTGCTTGCCATATCTTTTGAAAGACTCCTCGATGGTGTCCTTGGCATTGCCAGCCTTGGTCTGCATGCGGGTAAGTTCGCTCTTGAGTTGCGAGAACCCATCGAACTGGATATCCCAAAAGCCCCAAGACCGGCTCTGCGCTGCCATCTAAATCCTTCGCCTTCGATATGGCTGGAGGAGTTCTACGATCTGCTCCGTGGTGAGGGGCACGATTTCCGGAACATCGTTGGAGGCGCCGCCGTAGTCGGGCCTCATCAGTTCCGTGGCCCACAGGCCGGTGGCGTGCTTGACGGTAGGGGGGACCGGAGAGTACCCGGCGGTATAGGTCACAACATATGTGGACGAGGCCGAGAAGGTATCGCCGTCGAGTTGCAGCCTGCCCATGTTGTCGTTAGTCGTAGTGCGGATGAAGACCGAGTCTTCGTCCAGAGCAGTCCCATCCTTCGTGATTGACTTGATGGCGGTGATCGGGTACTGGTAAACTAGGTAGGAGTCTGTGCCGTCGCCCAAGAACGTCTCCGTCCAGTCAACGGAAGAGAAGACGCGCTCGCAGTGGTTCTCGACGGCCTCGGTAGCAACCTGCAAGAAGTCATTGATCTGGTCGTCTTCGAACTGGCGAAGAGGGACACCGTACGGTCGAGCACGAAACTCGGCTGCCGTCATGTACTGCCTAGCCGTCATCTTAGCCTCTATACTTCATCCGGAATTTCTTCCGGTACCGCGGCACAAAGCCCTTGGCGACCATCCGCTTAGTCGCGAGCATCGACAGTTTCGATCTCCCCTTGAGGGAATACTTCCTCTTGGGCGACTCCATCGACCGCTTCATCGAGGCGATTGACTTCCGGGCTGGTTTCCGTTTGACGTTCAGCGGCACCGAACTTCTCCTTCAGGATGCCCTTGTAGGCGTCCCATGTGAACATCGGAGCACGCTCCAGAGACAACTTGGAGTAACGGTTTCTGAGTTCCTCGCTCTTGGCGACCCGGTCGATTGCGTTGGCAATGTCTCGTGGATTGACGTTGGCGTAGATCGAGTGCGATTGGTTCCACTCCCAGTCATGCACGGGCAAATGAATGCCAGCCCGCCCGATGACCTCCGCTCCCGCCCCGTAATCGGTATGGGCAACGGGAAGGCCCATGCGCATCGCTTCGACCAAGGGAAGGCCAAAGCCTTCGACTTGGCTCGGAAGCACGAACATGTCGGCAATCCCATACATGTCCACAAGGCCGGGGTTCTCACCACCATGGAGAGGCACTGCGGCGTTATGCTCCAAGTGAGACGGCGGGAACACGACTCGATCCCAGATACCCATCTGTTCAGCGAGTTGCGAAAGGTCATGCCCACCCAGCCAGTAGTTATTGAAAGGCACTGTATGTGCGTAAAGCAGAAGGTTGGGGTATCGCTTCTTGAGTATGGCAATGGCTTCGAACAGCCTAGGCCACTGCTTGCGCCTCACGTTCTGGGCCACATTGATAACAACGAACTTGTCTTCCCAGCCAAGAGCCCTGCGCCACGCTTCGCGCCTCATCGCGCTGATCGGCTTAAAGTCATCGCTGACGCCGTGGTAAGCCCATTGGGCCTCGATACCGGCATCTTCCAAAACCTTGTGGCCATACTTTGATGTAGTGACCAGAGACAGATTGGGGGTTTCCTTGAACGCCTTGATCCACTGGTAGTTAAGAGGCGAGCCCTCGACTGGCATATAGGCCAAAATCGGGAGGTCTGCGACTGACTTATGCAGTACCCAGACGGTCACCATGGCCGGGTCGCCAACGATACTCACGGCATCGGGCTTGTGTTCCTCGATAACCTTGGGGGCCATCGACCAACCAAGCATGTCGGCTGTTTCGCTCTCGACAGGGATGTACGTGTAGCGCGGGTTCCCAGTGTCTCGCTGCTTCGTATCCTGCCCACCGAGAACTACGATCTCGTGGCCGAGTTCCAAGAGGGTGTCAACTGCTACGCGGTTCACCACACCAAAGCCGGTCCGGACGGTGGGGCTATCGCCAAGGCAGAGGATTTTCATGAGGTCAAAGTAGACTGGGCACCGTTGCCGTACGTCACCGAAGAGATGTCGAGGCCATCGGTGCTAGAGAATGTCTTCGTCGTGTTATTCGTATTAATGGTCGTCCAGTAGGGGTAGTGAGGCCAAGATGGATAGTGAGGCCAAACCGGATACCAAGTTGGCCAGTTGCCCGCGACCCTCGCGATACCACACCGAGTGCAGAAGATTTCCCGGTCATTCAGTCGGGACCACTTGTGCTTACACATTTCGCTCACCAGTGATTGCGCGGACAAAGTCATCGGGGAAGTCGCCAGCCTTGTAGCCGACGAAGCCGTAGTTCTCCATCTTGACGAGGCGGCTGGCCCAGTCAGGGTGAGTCTTAGGGATGCGGCAGACGCCGTTGGAGGTCAGGATGGCCCCGTCATAGAAATACTCCATGCGGGTCTGGCCGGTATACGGCGGCTTAAGATAGAGTTCCCAGTAGTCTTTCTCGGGCTCGGGAGCGGGAGCAGACGGTGGGGCGACGGAAGCGCGGGGCATCAGATACCTCCTGAGTCAGGCGAGGGGGGCACGACGCCCCCCTCTACCTAACTAACCCTACGGGCGAAACCGCAGGGGCTGTGGACTAGAGGACACCCTCAGCGTACCCAAAGTTGTGGAGCAGAACGGGACGACCCTCAAGAGCGAAACCGAAGTAGCCCTTGATGAAGTAGTCCTCGCTGTCGGCAACCTTGGCCAGAGGCGAGAAGGTGAAGTCCTGATTGACGATCAACTTCGCATCAGCCTTGCGGAAGATGAGGATTTTGTCGTCGTCCTCCCAGTGGAGATCGGTAACGAGCGGAATGCCGTCATAGGACATGACGCGGAAGCCGCCACCAATCTCCATGGTGTCATTGAAGCGCTGCTGGCTCTGGAGAGCCTTCGCGATGGCGCGACGGGTCTTGCGCGAGCAGAGGATGACATCACCCTCGCCGCGAGTACCGTCAATCGCGAGGTCAAGCATGGCCAGCGACAGATCGCCAGTGCTGGCGTCGATCTTGCCGCCCTCGTCACCGACAACCGTGTCGGGAACCTGAGCGAGCATACCGACGATCTCCTCGGCAGGCGAGCCATCGCCAACCACGAGATCGGTAGCCAAC